CCTTGGAACATAGCCGTCGCATAATCAGATTTAATTGCATATTCTGATAACGCGCCGTTGTCTGGGTTTCCGCCAACTTTACCACTAGGTCTAAAACCAAAAGGGGCATCTATATTTGCCATATTTGTTTCCTCCTTAAAAGGGTTAGTTAGTTATTATTAAATTGGAGGTTGATAAAAGATTAGTCTTTTTTCGAGCCACCAAAAGTTACACGAGTCTGCCTATCTTGATTAATCGGCATACTTGGGTGCTGTTCCTTCATAACATCGTTATTTAAAGCCTCATTTCGATCAGCATTCATTTGTTTATAATACTCATCTCTAGACTTTGCGAGTTCTTCAGACATCCTTGCCAGCACAAGGCCACCAACTCCGATCATACCTGCGTATTTGCCGTCTGTCACTTCTGGATAATCAGCATCAGGATATTCGTCAGCTCTCACTAACTCCCATCCAGATTTGATTTGTGCTGCCATGTTTCCGGTATCTTGATACCCCATGACTTCTGCACGTATCCATCTGTGTACGTAACCGTCTGGCGCAGGCGGTGCGTCGAGTGTTGATGGAGGAGCCCAAACTTTAGGTCTTTCATTTTTGACCCTAGTTTCGCTCACGCGGGAAGTTTTAACTGTTTTAGTCTCAGTTTGTTTTTTAGTCATATGCTTATACCTCCTTCGCGGCTAATTGTTTCGCATACTCTTCGAGTGGCACACCTAATCTTTTAGAAATTGCTACCTGTGAGGGTGTGAGCTTCACGGTTTTTCTGCGTCCTTTTGTGGCTGGACGTCGGGCACTTGCTACATTCTGCACTGGTGCAGTTGTTGTAGATTGCTCTACTTTAGCAAATTTGTGTGGAAATGCAACCCTTATTCTTTTATCTACTTCAGTATAATAATCTGGACTTGTTGGATCAAAACCTTCATCCTCTACAAGTTTCTGATGTATATCAAAAGCGGTGTAAGTCATAGCATTATCCGTACCAAACCAAGTATTTTTTGCAGACCAGTCTTGCGCTTGCGGGTCAATTTCTTGTGCTGCTTGGTATAATTCTTGGGTTGTAGGCACTCCTTGTGCCATTTGATTGTTAGCTATAGGTTGTTCAGGAACAGCTTGTGCTCTAGCTAAACGCTGTTCTTGTGTTGCTTTAATATTACCTAATCTAGCTTCTTCCATCGATAGTTGAGCAATAGCTCTTTGCGCATCAACTTGACCGTCAATATCACCAGCATCTATGGATTCTTTATATTTAGCTTTAGCTGCAGCCATGCCAGTAACTATCTTTTGTTCTAGTTCGCTAGAATGTCTTTTATCTAAAGATTCATAACCTTGTTTTAATTTAGTAGCTTGATTATTAATTGCTTGGGCATATTGAATAGCTTCTTCTTTTTGTCTTTCCGCTTCACGCATTTTACGTGTAAGTTTGGCTATTCTTTTTTTAACGCCTTCGGAATACTCTCCGAGCTCTTCTTTATCTGCTTGAACATTAGACTGCTCATTAGATTCCGTAGTTGTGTTTTGGGACTTAGCGTCGTCTTCACTAATTTCTTCGACATCTATTATATCCTCTTCTAGTGATTGTTCTGGTGTTGTTGCATCCAAATCAATAATTGTTTCTTGTGCGTCTTCTTCGCCTGGTATTTCTACTTTGTCTTCTTGCATAGTATTTCCTCCTATGGTTTACATTGCGTGTAAGATATCTTTCGGATCATCGATCGTCCCTAATATCTCATCATCGTTTAACATTTTTATCTCTCCACCATCAATATCAATACGTGAGCCTGCATACCGCGCAAACATCACCCAATCTTTTGGTTTGCACCAAGGACCTGTTGGGTACTTATCTTTATCATCATAACAAAGCGGACCCATCTTCAATACGTATCCAACCTGGACCGCAGCTCTAGCTCTATCTAATGTTTCTTGTGCAATAATAATTCCGCCTTGAGTTTCTTCTTTAACTTTAAATGGCATAACTAATAATCTCCAACCCGTTGGATCAGGGAGCTTATCTAAATTTGTTTTGGTGGGTGCTTCTTCAGCATCTAGCTGAGCTTTTGCTTTTGCTTTTTCTTCTGTTTTATATTTAGCCTCTAAGGCGTGTGACTTTGTCATTTGGTTCCGGCTCCTTTGGTTTTAGCAGGTTAGAGATTTCCTGTTTTATTTGATCCACTATGTGAATCTTTCCTAGAATATAGTTATATTTTTCCATATTGTCAACACCGCCACCAAGTAATACTTGGGCGTTGTTTTCCATTAACTCATCTAAGAGTCTTTGTATTTTATATACTACGTGGACTGGATCTACGGTTTCTTGCATTTATCGGGTTCTCCTAATGAAGTCCAAAACTCATCTAGAGCATTGGGCTTTTCTTGTTTACAACATTCCCCCGATTGTTCTTTTTCTTTTGTGTGACAGGCACACTTGTCTTGTTCTTGCATCTTCGTTCCTCCCGCTGTCTAATAGATTCTTTATATGAAAGTTCTAATAGTTTATTCTCGTTGTCCCAATATTCGTGGAACTTCACTTCTTCTTCATAATATCAGCTGTCTTAAGTCCATATATTGATGCTACCACACCGATAAAAATCGATTGATACCAAAAAGGTAGACTACCAAATTTCTCAAAAAATAAATCCAGTTTCATTTGAATATCCGGATCTCCCGAGAAGACCGACCAAATCAATAATAATACTGGTGCTGATACCAGGATTAAAACAAACTCGTCTTTATAACCTTGGTCATTGGATTGGCGTACTGACGCCTGATACTCAACTTCCCCGCTAGCCATTTTTTGAGCGTGAAGTAAAGCAGCATCAGACATAAGTATCTTAGCTTTTTGCTTATTAGCAAATATAGCCGAACCAGTTTTTAATACTGTTGGTAAAAGGGATAACCACATTATGGTTTATGAAACGATTGCAATTACTATTACTACAGCAATTACACCTGCGGTTATTTTTTTCTTTACAGTTAGACCATTCCAAATGCCCATAACTTTATTTTTTACTATGTCGATCATGTTGACCTCCTTGTTTAGTTTCTTGTATTATATACTTTTTTATTACTTTGACTAGTGCATTTTTAAGACCTTGCTCCTGCAGCACCACCTCTATTACCGCCGGCTGCTGCACTACCTTGACCAGCACTTGAGTCTCCTAGACCACCTCTATTACCACCCCCACGAGCGTCAGTAGTATCTCTATTGGCTCTTTGTACATCTCTCATATGTCTTTCTCTACCAAAGTCACGATTTCCTCGGCCCTCACCTCTGCGTTCTTGTTTTTTCTTAGCTGCTGCCGCTTCTTCTGCAGCTTTTTTCTTAGCTGCTTGTGCGGCTAAACTAAACTTATCTTTGTCAGCAAAAACTTTGTCTATATCTTCCTGCGTCATACCCATACCGTATTGATCATAATCACTACCGCCCATATCAACATACGGATCATAGGTTACTGCATATGGATCAGGTCCGCCAAGATAATCACCAATGTTCCCGAACTGTGCTCCAGAATAAGGTGAAGCTAAAGACGTTAATGAGGGTGCTTGATAAGTACTGTAATTTGGTGCTGCAGTAGCACCGTAATTTGGTCCAGCCACTGCGCTAGGATTAGGCATGTAATTATTAAATAAGTTACCACTAGAACCGCTAGAAACACCGAGGAGCGCGGGCATAGACATACCACCTTGTTGCATTCCTACTCGGCCACCGTCTGCAAAACCAAACATACCTTTTAACTTATTAAAGTCTTCACGGTAGGTTGGTTTTTTAATAGCATCTAATTCTTCCTGACTAGGCTCACTAAATAAATTACTTAAATTAAGACCAGAATATTTACCTGCTTCTCCAGCTCCCATTTGACCAAAATTCATGTCTTGGTACGTGTTTGCAAACTCGCTATCTTCACCTGTAAGTGCTTCAATTTCGTCTATATTAGAACCTGCTTCTTGAGCTTTCATAAGTCCACCCTCAAAAGGTAATAGAACATTTAAAAGTTTACCAGCAGGACCTCGAGTTGCTTTAGGTAGTAAACCTAAAATACCTGTTGCAGTTGCGCTATTAAGAAGGGCTTCAGGAGCATTATTTTCAAAATCAAACATTGAACCAAAATTAAAATCACCCTCTTCCGTGCCATCTGTTTCCGGAGCATCAATCCCTGTATTTTTTTTTGGTATGCTAGCTAATACATCTTCTAAGCTAGGTGTTGCTGCTCTTGGGGTAAAAGCATATTCATCAGCCATGTCAGCAAAGCCAGTACGGTCAGCACCACCTTGCATCATTTTTAAAAGTGTCCCCATACTTTTAGTCATAGCTAGTTACCTGATTTAATTGTTGCTTGCATATTCTTTATACCATCTTTGGCTAGTGATACACTAGCTCTAAGTTTTTGGTGTTCGTCATTCTGTTCCATTTTGTCTTCTGCTAGTTCTTTCGACTGCATCATTTTAGCTCGTTCTAGATTAATCTTTTCTTCAGCCTCTTCTTGTCGAGCCTGTTCTTCACGTGCTTTTAAGTCTAGTTCTCTGTCTTTTAGTTTTAATAATGGATCATTTTCAACTTGATTCAAGACTTCTTTTTCTGCTTCTGCAAAGTCATCACTAAATTCTGCAATTAATTGTGACTTTCTAGCTTCCATTTGCATTTGTAAGTTAGTTTCTTGTTGTTGTATTTGTTGCATCTTAGGATCTTGCTGCAATTGTTGCTGCATTTGTGGATTTTGTTGTGCTTGCTCTATTAAGGGCTGCACTTGTTGCATAACTTGTTCCATTTGTTGTTTTTGTTGCGCAAATTCTATTTCTACTTGCTCAGTTGCCATTAAAAGAATGTGTTCCATACAGTTTTGTTGCAACATGCCCATAGCTGCTGGATTATTTCTAATAACCGTAGTGCCCATAAACCTTAAATGCGTTTTCATGTGCGATTGGTGGTCTTGTTTTGGAAAAGCTTGAAACTTTTTACCGTTTAAGGCCAATATATTTTCACTTGCTGGGTCTAACGCCGTTGGTTGTGGCGGTGGTGGCAATAATTGATCAATATCTTTAACTCCAAGTGCCTCATACATATGTCGATACGCATGATAAATATTATGCATCTGTGGATTAGTCATAGCAATTTGCATTTCTGATTGCGCAATACTAATACGTTGTGTTTGTGAAAATATGTTTGGATCAGCAACTGGAACAATGTCTACTTTAGCACTGAAATCATCTTTAAATATTTGATTCTGACCACCTACTACATCATATGGATACATGTTTGGTAGATAAGTTACAAAGTTATCAGCTAATAACATAAACTCACATTTCATTGCGGCATATAAACGTTTATGGATTGCTGACATAACCCGCGATCCGCGTTCCAAGAGCGCGACGGTCGTACCGACTGCTGCACCTTGGTTACCATCACCCACTTGCATATCTGCTATGCTCGCGAAGCGTTGACCGGCCTGAACCACTGTACCCATTAATTGTAATAGGGTTGCGTCTGGTCCTTTGAACGGTAATGGCATGAACGCGTCTCTAAGGTTTCCACCAGGGGCATCTACATCACGAAACTCGCCCGGCTGCAACGGTTGCGCTTCGTCGCGGACTCTGATGCCACGCATCTTGAATCCGGCTGGTAAATTAGACAAGGTACCGGCGTCTAAGAGTTGTCTTAGAGCGGCTGTGGCAGTTCTTGATAAACCACCGATCATATGAATTAACCCAAATCCATAGAAGCCTAGTCCTGGTAAAAATTTAAAGTGTACAAAATAATCTTGACGTTTTTTTAATTGGTCGTTGACTTTCCAATTTCGTTTAATCGCTAAAACTTCTCCAGTGTCTTCTTCAATAGTAACAATGTAAGGAAACTTCATGCCAGTAGATTCTTCGGTTTCGGGATTAATATCTTCAAAACCTTCTATTTCTAAATGAACATGACATTCTAAAATAGAATGTACATCATGTTTATTAGTTTCAGTGCCATCTAGTTTATTTTTTTGTTCTTGTACGTCATTGTTATTATATGTGCCACTGTCGCCAATTTCTGCATCCATACTATAGATACCAGCTAATTGATGTTGTACTAAATCATTGTGAGTCATTTTAACACGATGAATAATTGTTTCGGTGTCGTCTAAAGATGTAGCTGTGTATGGTACATATAAATCTTCTGCTGGTACAAACTTAGATACACTTCTTTGTAAGATTGCATCGTAATAAACTTTTTTAAAGGTAGAACCTGACAAAGGTAAATTAAATAACATTTGATCAAACTCTGGTTCGTACTCTTTCATATTAACCATCAATTGGTAATTCATAAAATCTTTAACTCGAGCTGCTTGCGCAACTTTTTCTGAAGACTCTAAACCCATAACTTGAGTTCTAACTGGTCCGTCTGCAGGTAATAATTCTTTGTAAGCTAATGCTTGAAATTGCGTAACCGCTTCGGCTAATACTGGGTGGGTAGCGCCGGATGCGCCTTGAAAAGGTTCTGATCTATTTTCATATTTAAAACCTAATAGTTCTAAACCTTCTTTATACGTTTGTTCCCATTCTGAACGTGAAGAATCACATTCGTCAAACTCTGCTAAAATCTCACTAGATAATTCACCTATGATAGCATCATCTAAAAAATCTACTAAATTAGCGTCATGCTGTTCGGCACCTTGCATTGCTTCCGCTTCTGGGTCAAAATCTATTTCCGCACCACCATCTTCCATCATTTCGATATTCATCTGATCAGATGGGTTTAAGTCTTGTGCTTCTAGTTCTACCTCTTCAGACAAAACATCTGTTGGTACTTTAACTGCGTCGGTTAATTCTTTTTCTATAGTCATTATTTTCTCCTAAATAAACTTCCCATGCCATTGGACACCGGGCCTTTTTCTGGTGGTACTAAACCACCCGTGTTAAATCTTTTTTCTATCTGCAGTCTTATTTGATCTTCTGGTGACATCATACCATCTTCCATTACAGCGTCATCATAATAACCACCTGTTAATCTAAGGTCATCACCTAAATCTAAACCTGCTTCATACTCCATAATTGGAGACATGTCATAGTTTTCATTACCTTTACCACCTACACTAATATCAAAAGGTCCAACTTTCGCACCACCTTTAACATCATATTCTCCCGATGAACTATCATATTTAGGTTTAAACATAGTATCTACTAGATCACCATCTTTAAAACCTACGCGACCGCCCATGTTAAAACCGCTATCACTTCCTTTTAATTTATACATTTCTTTCAAAAACTGCTCTGTTCCTTCTGGATCCTTAGCAAGTGCTTTTTGTATTTTTGAACTATTATAAATAGTATCGGCTCTAAATTTTTCATAGTCTATAAGACTATAAAATAATTCTTTTTCTTTGTCTGCATAACGTGGTGAATCTTGTATCATTTGTTCTAGTTCATCTATAGTTCTACTACCTGCAGGCGTATCA